ATCATGCCATTACGAGATGATGCTGCTCTTCGTAATTCAATTAAAAATTTGTTACTAACAAACTTCTATGAACGACCATTTAACATGGGTATTGGCGCTAATATGAGAGCACTACTATTCGAGCCCGCAGATTCTATTACTAGAATTGCTATAAGAGATAATATCGCTAGAACAATATCAGATCACGAGCCCAGAGTTGAATTAATCTATATCGCAGTTGATGATCAATCTGATTCAAACGCATATAATATAATAGTAAAATTTAGAATAAAAGAATACGATTCAGAAGATAAAGTGGAAATCGTATTGAGACGAATAAGGTAACCCTATGGCAACAAATTTAAATGTAACGGAACTCGATTTCGATCAAATCAAAAAGAATCTTAAGAATTATTTAAAGACTCAGTCTGATTTTAACGATCACAATTTTGAAGGATCTGGATTATCAACGCTACTTGACGTCTTGGCTTATAATACACATTATAATGCTATGACTGCACACTTTGCGTTGAATGAAGCTTTCTTAGATTCTGCACAAATACGCGGTAACGTAGTTACAAGGGCTAAGCTCTTAGGATACACACCAAGATCTGTGCTATCTCCCAGAGCTGTTGTTAATATTGTTGTTGATATTACAGGCGCTGTTGGAACTATCCCTGGATCTTTATCTTTACCACGTGGTACCAAATTAACTACTAACGTTGATGGATCAGAATACAGGTATGTAGTGTTGGAAGAGCAATCGGCATTGATTGACGATGGTGGAACAACCTTTACTTTTAACAACGTTAATATCGTTGAAGGAACTAGAAAGACTCTTCTATATAGAGTTGATAATGATATTGAAAACCAAAAATTCCAAATTTCAGATCCTGATGCTGATACTTCTACACTTAGAGTTTTAATTCAAGCAAACGATCAATCAACATCTTATGACAATTATACTAAATTTGAATCATTAATAAATGTTACTTCAGACTCTAAAGTATATTACCTACAAGAAAATGCTGCAGAATATTTTGAAATATACTTTGGCGATGGCGTTACTGGCAAAAAACCAACTAATAATAATATCGTAACTTTAGATTATGTATTTACTAAAGGTAATGAGTCTAATGGAGCTAATACATTTACTATAGTTGATAATATTGGAGGCTTTGCAAATAAAACTGTAACTACTGTCACTGCTTCTTCTGGTGGTACTGGTAAAGAGACCACCGAGTCTATTCGATTCAATGCTCCACTTACTTTTACTTCTCAAAATAGAGCCGTAACGTCAGATGATTATAGAGCTATTATTCAAAAATCATTTACGAATATTAATTCTATATCCGCGTGGGGCGGTGAAGATAATGATCCACCAGATTATGGTACAGTTTACATTGCTATTAAACCTTTGGTCGGAGATTCTCTAACAGCAGGAGAAAAGGCTCAAATCATTGGTACTATATTAAAAGGTAAAAACGTAGTTTCTATAACACCAGAAATCGTTGATCCAAATTATACCTACATAGAACTTGATGTGTTCTTTAAATATAATCCAAACTTAACTGATAGAAGTTCAGTTGAATTACAAGCTGTTGTTAGAGATACTATTTCTGATTATAACTTTAACGAATTAAATAAATTTGATGGAGTGTTTAGGCACTCACAGATACTAAAAGCTATTGATAACGCAGATCCTTCTATTCAAAACAGTTCGGTTAGACCATATATGTTTATGAATATTACTCCGTCTTCTACTGCAGCTAATAACTTTTCACTGAGTTTTACTTCTCCATTTTATAGTACTGGATCTACAATTAATACGATAAGTTCTACGCCATGGTTATTTAATACTGAAACTGTTTACTTTGGTGATATACCGATAATTAATAGCACTGACAGACAAATCATTGCATATAAAATTGTTGCAGGTGAAAATGTAACAGTAATTGCCGATTGCGGTTTAGTTGAAGCAACTGTTGGTAAAGTTACGTTAAAGAACTTTATTCCTGATTCTAATTCTCCTACGATTATTAGAATTACTGTTACTCCAAACTCATTGGATTTAGGCCCTAAGCGAGATCAGCTTGTTGCTATTGATCCATTAAGAGTTACCATTACACCACAAATTGACACTATCGCATTAAGCGGTTCTTCTGGTACTATTGACTATACCACGAATTCAAGGTTAAGATAAATGCCTAAACATACTGATAGAACTCTATTTTCTTCTGATAATTCATCGCCTGGATATATCCAATCTGTTGCGTCTTCAAAAAGAAAAACTAAAGAGCATTTAAGAAATGAAGAATTAATACCATCAGAAATATTAGATAATTCTGGCGGCCTTAAGTTATTATTAGAAGCATACTATCGTTTTATGAATTTAGAAGAATTCATTTATTCTGAGCCTGGGGTATATAGCGATGTTGTTTTAGATAACAAAGCAGTATTTAGAGTATCTGATCCAAAAAATGAAAATGATCATTTCTTTACAGACGAAACAGGATCAAGTTCAACTCTTAAGATTACTAATTCTGATGGAGTGTCAGTATCGCTGGCTTTAAACTCTGGTAATGTTAACATAACAAATGGCAATGATCTACCAGGGTCGTTAGCTTTAAGTACTTCTGAAATTGGTAAAACTTTAACAGTAACTCCATTAGGTACAACATCTGTAGTTAGTGGAAATTTTACTAATGTTTCAACAATATCTTTAGCTGCAGCTAATACAAATATTCAACCAGGGCAAACAGTAAAAGCTTTAGGTGTATCTTCTGAAGTTGTAAGCATTAGTGGAACTACTCTTGTATTAAAATCTGCAATATCTGTTACTAATGGTACAACCCTAACATTTACGTTTAATACTCAAATTGCTGAGTTGACTACACCAATAAAATATTGGGCTGGGCCTGGAGCTTCTTATGTACTAAACACCATTGAAGAATCAATGGATATCGATGAGACATCAGCAGCATACTTAGAATTAATTCAAAAAGAAATTGCTGCAGTTATACCTAGGTCTATTCAAGTTAACAAAAGAAATCTATATAAAAATATCATAGAGTATTATAGAATTCGAGGGTCTTCAGATTCTATTGAAGTATTCTTTAGATTACTATTTGATGATTCTGTTGAAGTAGCATATCCCTGGGATGAAACACTTATCCCTTCTTCAGGTAATTGGGAAGCTGACGCAAGTCTGCCAAAAGGTGGTAGATATTTAGATAAAAAAGGATTCTTATCAGACACAATTAAAGTTCAAGATTCTTTGAGATATCAGCGATTCTCATACTTAATTAGAACAGGCCAAAACCTTTCTACTTGGGCCGCGGTGTTTGACAGACTAGTTCATCCAGCTGGATTTAAATATTTTGCTGAAATTTTATTGCTATTGTTTGGAACTAGAAGTGAGTTAGGAGATGACACAAAAGAGACCAGAGCGCTTAGACATATTGGTGGACCTAAACATAATGAATTAACTGGTGGTTCTTATTTTGGATATGGTCGAGAAAATCGTCAAACTTTATCTTCTATGCCAGATTTACAGCCTGGGGTTATTGGATTAGAAGATGTGGCTTTGTTAGTAGAAGCCTTTGTAGCTTCTCATTTACCAGATACTCATGTTAAGATTCATAAATCTGGTAGATTCTCGTTAACAGTAGATTTAAGAGTACAAATTAATTCTCCGGCAGTAAACAATCCAAATTATGGTAAAGTTATAGATATAGAGATAGCAGATACTGGGTTTGGTTATGCATCTCCTCCATCTGTTGTGGTTAATGGTGTTGCTAGAACTGGAACCACTATTACTCAGGCTACGATCACTACTACAATTAATGCTCTTGGGGAAATTGCAACTGCAACAATAACTTCAGCTGGAGCAAATTACAGTGCAGCCTTTGCTAATGTTGTAGGTAACCCTAATGTATCTAAGGTTTCTTCAATTGTGGTTGCTCCAAACACTACTAGACTATATAGTGTAAATCCTGGAATTAATATTTCTGCTCCCACTGCTAAAGATTCTCTTGGCGTATTCTTATCTACAAATGTTACAGCGCTCGGCAAATACTTACTAGCTCCTACGCCAGTTGATTCTATTCAAATATTAAATAGAGGAAGTGGATATACTTCAGTTCCAACTGTAACTATATCAGCGCCACCTTCTGGAACTACTGCAACGGCCGTCGCTATTATAGAAAACAATTCACTATCAACTATTGTAGTTACTAACAAAGGAACTGGTTATGTTGAACTTCCTACTATAACTATTAGTGGGAATGGTACAGGAATCGCTAGGTTAGTTCCATCAGAAATAGCTAGTGGTGTAATCACAAATCCAGGGTTTGGGTATGGTGTTGATCCCACTTTATATATTTCATCTAGAGCTTCAAGTGAAAATAGGATAAAATTTACAACACATAGACAAATTATAGTTTCGAACCATACAGATATTGTACAGCCATATGTTAAAGTAACAAATCCAGTGCAATCAACTTCATCTAAAAGAGGACGTACTTTATACAATGGTTCTCTTTTAAAAGTTGGAACATTAAGCGCTAATCAAAACTGGACAATAACACAATCGGCTATAACTAATGATGCTTGGAATGTAGCTCATGAAGTTACAGTAGCAGCAGTTGGATACAGATCTATACCAGAAAACAGCTATTATAACCAAAAATCTAATATG